TAAGGAAAACAAATGAAAACACAATTATTAGCAACATTTTGTAAAAGAAACAGATTATACGAAACAATAGATTTGATTATAGCTTGTAACGATATAGTATTCGACAAGGTATATGTATTTCAGAACGAGAACGATTATCATCAATTGATATGTACATATAATGTAAAAGCAACCGATGATTACATTGAGAGTTCAGTAGATACTATTTCCATACACAGAAAGAAACAATCAAATTCTCTATATACAATTAATGCACTTAATGAATTAGTCAAGACATTAAACAATGGTGTATTAGATAACTCATTTCCAATACCCTGGGAGAACTATAGAAACCGTATGTTATTAACAAACGATGAGGGGCTATATGAAATACCAACAAGGGTATATTCAATAATACATACAAAAACATGGAAATCTGATATTGACGAAAAATAAATTACATTTTGGGGAATATATATAATACTTATTTATGTATGAAAATGGTTACACAAAAAACAGTAACAATAACAATTGAACAATTAAACTTAATGAATAACAAATAGGAGATATCTAATGGATATTAACGCACTGAAGAAGCGTCTAGGTCAACTTCAAATCACAAACAATCGCACATCAAATCTATGGAAGCCATCCCCCGGCACAACTCAAGTAAGAATCGTACCTTATAAATTTAATAAGGACAATCCTTTTATCGAGTTATTTTTCCATTATGATTTGGGTAGAAAATCTTATCTTTCACCAATGTCATTTGGTCGTCCAGACCCAATCGAAGAGTTTTCTCAAAAACTCAAAGCTTCGGGTAACAAGGAAGACTATCAATTAGCTCGTAAAATTGAATCCAAAATGAGAACGTTTGCTCCAGTAGTAATTCGTGGTGAAGAGAATCAAGGTGTTAAGTTTTGGGGTTTTGGTAAAACAGTTTATCAAGAACTGCTTTCCATCATCGCTGATCCTGATTATGGTGACATCACCGACTCAATGAATGGTCGTGATATTACTGTAGAGTTCAAGACAGCAGAGGAAGTTGGAGCTTCGTTTCCAAAAACAACAATCAGGGTTAAACCAAATCAAACCCCGATTACGGAAGATGCAACTCTTCTTGAGAATCTTATGGATAATCAAAAGGACATCACCGAAATCTATCAGGAACAAACCTATGAAGAACTAACTGAAGTTCTAAATAATTGGTTGAATCCAGAAGAGGGTGATGAAGAATCACAAGAGCAACCTGTAACTAAATCCGAAGTTAAAGAAGATGTAAAATCAACTGAGGATGTTTCAGCAGCATTTGACGATCTGTTTAATAACTAATAGAAGAAAACTAAGTTGGGGAGTGCGAGTTCCGACTTTCGCTCCCCTAAGTTATATAAATTTAGGAGACATTATATGTCAACAAGAGACGAATTGGCAGGGCAACTTGCCGCTAGTTTAAATAAAACTTTCAAAGATACTAAAGTCGCTTATTTCCTTGATGGTTCAGACACAACACCTACAGATATAAAAGAGTTCATCTCTACAGGTTCTACATTGTTAGACTTGGCAATATCAAATAGACCAAATGGTGGTATTGCAGTAGGTAGGATATCAGAACTTAATGGATTAGAATCAAGTGGTAAATCTTTGGTTGGTGCACATCTTTTAGCTGAGACACAGAAAAAAGGTGGAGTAGCAGTTTACATAGATACTGAAACTGCAGTAAGTCAAGATTTTCTAAAGGTTATTGGTGTCGATATCAACAATATGTTGTATCTACATTTAGAAACTGTAGAAGATATATTTGCAGCAGTAGAAGAGATTGTATCCAAAGTTCGTGAATCAGACAAAAATAGATTAGTAACTATCCTTGTAGATTCACTTGCAGCTGCATCTACAAATGTAGAGATGGAAGCTGACTTTGATAAAGATGGTTGGGCTACAAGTAAAGCAATCATTATATCTAAAGCTATGAGAAAAATTACTCAAATGATTGGTAGACAGAGAGTGGCTCTTGTATTTACTAATCAGTTAAGACAAAAATTAGGTGTGATGTTCGGAGACCCCTGGACAACAAGTGGTGGTAAAGCATTACCATTTCACGCATCTACAAGAGTTAGATTGAAAAACAAAGGTCAAATCAAAGATAAAAAGAATCACGTTATTGGTATGACTATACTTGCACAAGTTGTCAAGAATAGATTAGGTCCACCTTTGAGAAGTTGTGAGTTTCCATTATACTTTGAAAGTGGTATTGATGATGTAGGTAGTTGGTTAAAAGTAATGAAAGACCATAAGATTGTAAAACAAGCTGGTGCATGGTATACACTTACAGACCACTTAGGAGCAGAACACAAGTTTCAATCAAAAGAATTCGGAGAGAAACTATCAGACCCTGATTTCAAATCATTCGTTTACGAACAGATATGCGAAAAAGTTATATTGAAATACGATATGAAGGATTTGGGAATAGATGATGTAGTTGAGACGGAAGAGGTGGTTGGTGAGTGATGTCAAACGCCAGATACCTTTCCATACTGAATGAGATAAAGAAAAAAGGTGGTTCTGTTAACTTTCAGAACACAAACAAAAAAGTACTAATAGTTGACGGCTTGAATACTTTTATCAGAGTATTCAGCGTAATGCCAACTTTAAACGACAACGGCGTTCATGTTGGTGGCATTGTTGGTTTCCTTAAAAGCATAGGATTTGCCATTAATATGTTTAATCCCACTCGTGTTATCATAGTATTTGATGGCAAGGGTGGGAGCAACCGCCGCCGTAAATTATATTCCGATTATAAAAACAAACGTAGAACGTCTTACAGAGTTAATAGAGTAGCAGGTTTAGAAAACGTAGAAGATGAGAGACGGAATATGTATCTACAACTTAGAAGAGTTGCAGAGTATCTTGAACTATTACCAGTAACTAATATATCCGTAGATGGTATCGAAGCAGATGATGCTATAGCTTATATCGCAAAGAGTGTAATACCCGATGGTGAAAAGGTTATCATGTCAACCGACAAAGATTTCCTACAATTAGTATCAGACGATATCAAAGTTTGGTCTCCCACAAAAAAGAAATTATATGATAGAGAAGCAGTCTTGGAAGAGTATTGTGTAACTGCAGAGAACTTTATTATGGCTAAAATATTTGAGGGTGATAAATCTGATAATATAGATGGTGTAAAAGGAATAGCTACTAAAACATTGGTAAAAAATATACCAACTTTGGGAGTTGAGAATAATAATTATAGTCTACAAGAGATATACAAATATGCACACAAACACAAAGATGATGATGGAAACTTCTTTGTGAAAATATTACAGAATAAGGAGTTACTTGAACGTAACTATAAGTTGATGCAGTTAGAAGATGTAAACATAAGTGCTTCAACTAAAACAAAATTAATCGATGTTATCAGAGGTCCTATCAGACGTTTAGTAAAATTCAAATTTGAAGCCATGTTTATGGAAGATAGATTATTTCAAAATCTACCAAATGTAAGTAGTTGGTTAGCTCAAACATTTACCACGATGGATAAATACGCGGAGCAAACTGATGGGTAGGAAAAAAATGTATTTTACAGCAAAAGAGAAGAAAGAAGCTCAAAGAAAATGGCAAATGGATTACTACTACAGAAATAAAGATAGCATTTTGAAGAAGATGAAAGATAAGTATAGACAGAAGAAATTAAATTTATCAAAAACAAAACTTACGAAAGAGATATATGGAGAGTAACACTTCTTTAGTAGAATTTGGAACTTCATTCCAATCCAAAGTTATAGCATCTTGCTTAACTGATACGATGTTTTTACAAACAATCATGGAAGTTCTTCAGCCAGAGTATTTTGAATCAGATTCAAATAAATGGTTGGTAAAAGAAATACATAACTACTTTATAAAGTATAAAACCACACCTACATTAGAGGCTATCAAGATAGCAATAGATGATGTTGAGAATGATGTGCTGAAGATATCAGTTGTAGAAGCACTAAAAGATGCTTGGAGACATAGAGAAGCAACAGACTTACAGTTTGTTCAAGAGAAAACATTAGAGTTTTGTAAGAATCAAGTTATCAAATCTGCTATCATGGAATCTGTAACTCTATTAGAAAATCAAAACTATGATGGTATAAAAACAGTTATAGATACAGCTATGAAAGCTGGAACTGCTGTAGATATCGGTCATGATTACAATGTGGGTATTGAAGAGAGATTAACTAAGTCTACAAGAGTTACGATAAAAACGCCGTGGGATATTACAAATGATATTATGGATGGTGGTTTAGGTGAGGGTGAATTAGGTGTTGTAGTTGCACCAGCAGGTGTTGGTAAGACTTGGTTACTTCAGAGTATAGCTGCAGGTGCTTTGAAAAGAGGATTTACTGTAGTTCATTACACATTAGAATTGAATGAAACCTATGTTGGGTTAAGATATGATACTGTTTTTAGTGGTATAACTACACAAAACATTAAGTTTCAAAAAGATGAAGTGAAGAAAGTCATTGACTCTATTGAGGGTAAGATGATTATTAAATACTACCCAACAAGAGCAGCAACTGTTAATACACTTTCAGCACATCTAAAACAATTAGAACTAAAGAATATAAAACCTGATATGGTTATTGTTGATTACGCTGATATCTTGAGAGATAATAGTGGTATGAGAGAGGTAAGACATCAGTTGGGTGCTGTATATGAAGAGTTAAGGGGATTAGCTGGTGAGTTTAA